TCCAGCTCCCGGTGCACCTCTTGGTAGTCCAGCCCTATCAGGCCCCCGGCACTGCTGCGCCACTGGGTGGAGACCCGCGAATAGATCGTGATCGGCAAGGCGCACTCCGGCCACAGCTCAACCTCGGGCGCGGTGAAGTGCTTGGCCTTGAGGCCGGTGCCGGCAAGCTCGGCCTCGGTGGGGGCGCGCCAGTACAACGCCCCCACCGCCTCTGTCAGTTTCCCTTGCGGGCCACCTGGATCGCTTGGGCATAGCCGTGGATGATCGCCGTGTCGAGGCCGATCTGGTGCTGCAGGGCCATTTCCACGCCGTCGGTGTCCAGGTCCACGTCCGCATCCCACTCGGCTACCATGTCCAGGACTGCCTGCGCCGCGGTGATCTCGCCGGCCGCCAGTTTGTCCATCAGCTCCTTGTAGGCGTCTTTGAGCAGGTGGCGGTACTTGACCTTCAACTTCTGCTCGCGCCCCTGCCCCACGATGGTCAGGGTTGCGTCGAAGGTCTCCGGTGCTTTCACCTTGAACATCAGGCCACCTCCACCAGCGTCGAATCGCTCAGCGCGGTGAACGTCATGGTGTTGCCCATGGGGTTGTTCGCCGCGATGGTCGGATCGCCGTCGAAGGACATGTAGCCGTAGCGGTACAGCGTGTCACCACCGGGCAGCTTCGCGCGCAGGATCAGCGGAAGGCCCTTCGCGTCTGCCGCCTTCGCCGCTTTGTACCAGGGCAGCGACGGATCGAAGTACAGCGGCAGGGTGAGCACCTTGGCGTTCTTGAACGTCGGAATCTGGATCTGGCGGCCGGTGGGGTCCTCCAGCAGGGTGCCGGTCCAGTACTGCTGGTCACCGCCGGAGGTCGAGGCGTCGCCCTGCTGGGTGAAGTCGACGAAATCACCGGCCTTCTGCAGGAAGCCAGCGCCGCTGTTGCCGGGGAACAGCACCGCATCGGTGGTGTCCAGGCCGGCCAGCGGGACGGCGCCACCGGTCTCGGCGCCGGCCTGCGAGACCACGTTGTTCAGGAGCGGCCAGCCCGGCGCGCCGATCAGAACAATGTCACCTTCATCGACGGCGCCAGCCGCCACGCTCGCCAGCGGCGGCGCCGCCTTCGAGAACGCGGTAACGGGAATCTGGGTGGGGATGATCGGCGCGAAACCGAACTGAGTGCCTTTGGGCATCTTGAGAGCCATTCGTACATACCTCGCTGGGGTCAATAAAAAACCCGGCGCGAGGCCGGGTGGTTGGGGTTGGTGCTGGGTGGATCGGTCAGGGGTCGGGGTACCACAGCCCGAAGTCCTGCCGGGCCGTGTACTTCTTGATCGCGTCGGCGTATCCGGACACCGCGGCGCCCAGGGGCTCAGACTTCGGCATGCCGGTGCAGATGCTGTCCTCGATCCGCCGCATCAGCGTGTTCGCCTGCGCGCGCGTGTCGGCCCATAGGGTGATCTGCACGCGGGCGTGCTTGTGGTCAGGCATCGCGCCCTCGCCGAACCACAGCGAGCGGCCGCCTACCTGCTGGTAGACCGCGCACGGGTACTGCGGGTTGTCCGGTGGCACGTCCGGGTAGAACCGGTCGCCCAGGAGTGGCGCCAACAGGGCGGTCAACTGCGGCTCATAGCTCATCCTCGCCTCCCTTGCCGGCCAGCAGCTCCGGCAACCGCGCCCGGCCGCGCTCGATCATCGCCGCCTTCGCGCGCTCCCCAGCTGCATCCAGCGTCGGCCGCAAGAACGGATCGGCCGGCACCCACTTTGGCGACGCCAGCGGCGCGCCCGTGTACCACTCGCCGTCCTTGCCTTTGTACCGCGCGTGGGTCTGCCAGTGCCCGAACTCGACCAGGTGTCCGTGCGGCGCCGCCTTGGCGTTCCAGCTCACCGCGTAGACCTCGACCTTGTCGGTCGAGGCCTTGTCCCGGTACGCCAGGTAGATCGCGTCGCGCAGCTGGCCGGGCCGCTTACTCCCGTCGCCTACCGACGCGCGCGCCTGGGCTTCGTCCCGCAGCACCTTGCCGCCGGCCACCGCCATGGAGCGCGCCAGCTGGTGGCGGACATCGGCCAGCATGTCCAAGCCCTGCAAGGCATCGCTGAAATCGACGTTCGCCTTGATGGTCATCCGCTGTTCCCGCCTTGCTCGGTGATGATCCACGCCGCCGTGCGGTCCTTCATGTCGCGGGTGACGCCCTTGATGTCGAACACCAGCCCGTCGTAGACGATCCGCATGCCGGGGTTGATGCCCAGCCGGCCGACAACGTCGAAGCGCACCAGGAAACTGTAGCGGGCGATGGAGGCGGGCGCGCCGGCCTGCAGGTTGGAGCGAATGGCACCAAGCCCGGTTTCGCCAGCGATACCGGCCCACACCTCGCCTACTGATGCCCACGTCTCTGCCGGCTGGCCCCACTCATCCTTGCCGGCGCCGCGCTGCTCGATGGTGATGCGGCGGTTGAGCTTTCCCGCCCTCATGGCAGGACCCTCCGCCACGGGAACACCAGTTGCTGAAACACCGGGTTCTCTGCGACCTGCTCGACAGTGAGCTCGGGATTTCGCAGCATTTCCCCGACCATGAAGATCACCGCCGAGCGTAGAGACTCCGGCGCCGGCCCTGGCTTGGTAGTGATCAAGATGGGGCGCACGCCCTCCTCGCTCGTGACAATCGCGGGCTGGATGGGTAGCTCTGCGCCCGTGCCCACCGGCGACCAGCTGTAGGAGGCCTCCGCCAGCGCGTAGCCGGTCTGCTGCTCGACGGCTTCGCGTCCGGCGCTGATCATCCGCCTGATGTCAGCGTCCAGCGCATCGCCATCGAATCGGAGGCGTCGCTTGGCTTCCTCGACATCGACGGGCTCGTCGGTCGCGGCGATCAGCAGGTGCAGCATGGTTCACCCCTTGTAGGTGATGGCGTTGGGATGCGTGTCGATCAGGCCGCCGCGCTGCAGCTGTTCCGCATGCGCGGCCGGCACCTGCACCACCTGCCCCACCTTGCCCAGGTGGTTGTCGCTCAGTACCAGGGCCGGGACGGTTTCGCCAGACTCTGTCGGCGGCGCGGCATCGTCGCCTTCGCCGTCGAGCGGCGCGCCTTCGTCGCCCTCGCTGTCGGCGGGCGCCGGCGCACCATCGCCGGCAGCCTGCAGGTTGGCCGGCTCCGGCTCCGGCGCGGGCGGCTCGGCCGGCGCGTTGCCCGCGGTTGCGGCAGGAGCCTCGGCCGCAGGCGCCGGCCCATCTTCCACCTTGTCGGCGGCGGCCGGCGGGGTCTTGCTGCTGTTCTTTGCCATGTCGTGCTCCATGGCGGCGCCCCATTCCCGGGACGCCGCGTGGTTGATGGGCGGGGACGGTTACGCCGCGGCGCCGTGCTGGAAGGTCTTCACCGCGCCGCCGACATCGATCAGGTTGCCGCCGGTACGCATCCACGCCAGGAAGCCGACCTGACCCTTCTTCACGTAGGCCGAGTCGTTGAAGCGGAACATCGTCAGGGCCATCACATCGCGGATCTTGTAGTAGCTGAAATCGCCGAACGCGATGGACTTGGCGCCGGCCGCCGGCGAGGCCACATGCTGGTTGATCTGGATGTCGCGGTTCAGCAGACGATCCGGAGCACCGCCCGGGTTGCCCTGCTCGTAACCGGGGACGAAGATCGGGCGGCCCTGGTCGTCCTTGACCTTGCGCACCAGCTTGAGCATGTCGTCGTGGAACATCCACTTCGCAGTAGCGCGGTAGGACGCATCGACGCTGTGCTCCAGATCCACCAGGTCGTCGTAGGTGATGACCGGAAGCGCCGACACCCCGCCGATCTTGCCGACGCTCGCCGCAGTGATGATGCCCATCGGCTGGCCGGTGCCGCTGCCGAGCGTGTAGTGGCGGTTGGTGATGCGGCCCAGACGCGACTGCAGGCGACGCTCGATGAAGCCGGCGATGTCGGCGGTGCTGTCCTGCAGCAGCTCCCACGGCACGGTGACCACCTTGGAGCTGTACTTGTAGACCTGCAGGCCCTTGGTGCCGAAGGACACATCCGCGTCGGTGGCCGACTGGTTCTCCGCCACGATCTCACCTTCTTCCGAGGTGCCATCGCTGGTCGGGTACTGCATCGGCTCGCCGCCGGCGGTGCTGAACACGTCCGCCACCTGGCGCATACCGCCATACGCCTTGAGCGCGTCCAGGATCTGCTTGGCCAGCGTGGTGGGTACGGTGTAGCCGCCCTGCTCGGGATTGAGCGCCGGGTTTCCGGACATGGCCGCGTTGACCTGCTTCCAGTCCTCGGCCGACAGCGCGCTATCGCCGCCGCGCGCCCAGCGGTCGAACAGGCGCATTTCGTTGGACGGCTTCATGCCGCCGGCGGCGGCGTCGTCGCCCTGCTCGCGGGCGCCGCGCTCGCGCATGGCATTGTCCGCGGTCAGGTCCATCACCTTCTGGTGGCGCTCGATGGCCGCATCGATGCGCTCGATCTCGGACACGTTGTCGTCGTACTTCTTCTGGTCCTCGGCGGTCCAGGTGTTGCCGTTGCCGGTGCTGGTGTCCAGCAGGTTGCGGGTGTCCTTCGCCAGCTGGGTGCGGCGCTCCCGCTCGGCCTGGATGTTGAAAGGCATAGGTGTCGATCCTCTTGGCAATAAAAAACCGCCTTTCGGCGGTCGGGGGTGTGGCAAGCGGGAGCCGCTTACGCTGGGGCGCGCTCCAGAAGCGCCAAGCGGCGCGACAGGGCACTTTGGTGGGCGGTGATGTCCTCGCCATCATCCGCGCTGTTCTCGGGCCGCAAGAGCGCGGCCGGCGTGTTGCTGTAGGCCGACAAGTCCCACTTGTTGCCGGCCTTCTTCTTGCTCACGACCTCGACCACGCGGTCCGCGAAGCCGTGCTCCTTCGCCTCGTCGGCGGTGAACCACGTTTCCTCGTCCATCCACTGGACGATCTGGGCCTCGTCCTTGCCCGTGCGCCGGGTGTAGTCGCCGGCCAGGCCGGTGTCGATCTTCCCCAGCAGGTCGGCGGTCTTGCTCATGTCCGCCTTGTTGCCAATGGCGATGGTCCAGGCGTTGTGGATCATGAAGCCGGCGCCTTGGGTGATCTCCACCTCGTCGCAGGCCATGCAGATGCCGGTCGCGGCCGAAGCCGCCAGCCCATCGACATGGGCAATGACCGTCGCCCGGTGCTGGGAGATGGCGGTCATCATCGAGCGCGCGGCGAACACGTCACCGCCCGGCGAGTCGATGCGCAGGTGGATCACGTCGGCATCGATGCCGGCCAGGGCCTGGGCGAACATCGTTTCGTCAATGTCACCCCACCATCCGCCGATGACGCCGTGCAGGTAGATGGTGGCCTCCTTGCCGCCCGACTCGGCGCGGACGGGCTTGGACTTGCCGGCGTTATTCTTCGCCAGCTGGAGCAGCTTCGGGATCGGCATCTGAATTTCCTTCGTTGTCGTCGGGCGGCTTCTTGGCCGGCGCCGGGTCTTTCGGTCGGTACAACTCGTCGCCGCCAGCAATGGGCGGCAGGTTCTTGAGGCGGCGCACCTCGTTGACGGTCATCCAGCCCTGAGCGCCGGGTCCGCCGAGCGCCTTGCCGAAGTACTCCGCCTGAGCCTTGGAGTCGCCGGCCAGCAAGCTATCGACGTTGTGCTCCGTGAAATAGCGAACGGTCCGAAAGAGCTTTCGGTTCAGCTCGTCCTTGATCCGGCGCAGGTGCGGGCCAAGGGTGTGCTTCACGAAGCCGATGCCCATCTGCTCGATGCCGGTTCCCCAGCTCGTCGCCTTGCTGGTCTCGCCGATCATGTGCGGCGGCACGCCGAACGCGCGCGCGATGTCGATCACCTGCCACTGCCGGGATTCCAGCAGCTGCTGGTCCACCGCCGACATCGTGAGTTCCTGAACCTCGAGCCCCTGCGTCAGCATCAGCGGAACACGCCGGTTGCCCTGCATGCCGCTGTACTTCTTCACCCACGCATCTCGGAAATCCTCCTGCTGGGCGGGCGTCATCTTGCCCGGCGCCTTGATCGCCACTTCCGGCTTTCCGCCTTCGGCGAAGAACTTGCCGGCGTGCTCGTCGCCTTGGATGGCGATGCCGATGCCGTTGCGCGCGCCCCACTGGATGACCGACATCCCGTGCGTGCCGTTGAAGCCGAAGCCCGGGAAGTGCAGCACGTCGTCCTGATCGACGGTGAAGTACCCATCGTCGTCGTGAAACGTGTACTGCAGGCGCCGCGGATCGCGCGGGCTCGACTTCGGCTGCTCCAGGATCATCACCCGGTCTCGCGGCCACGGGATGAACCCGGTTGCGTTGCCCGAACGGTTACGAGTGATGTAGGCGATACCATCGCCACGGAGCAACATCTGCGCGACCACGAACTCCCAGGCCGCGCCCGCCGGCCACGCCGCGGAGAACTGCTCGTTTAGCAGCCACCAGTAGTCGTGGTCAGCGCGGACGCGAGCCTCTCCGACGCGCTCGAACACCGGAAGCGGCAGCTGTGCGATGGCACCGGCGATCAGGCTAACGCACGCGAATACTGCCGAAACGCGCATGGAGCTGGCCGGACTGACGACTGCACCCGATGCGGTAGTAGGGTTGCCGAAAATCTCGAACATGCGAATGCTGGAGGACGACACCGTCTCTCCATCTGCAATGGCCCCGATGGTCGGCTCAATCCTGCCACGCGGGTCGGCGCTTAGTTTGCTGGGGAATCCGAACATCAGTCGATCACCACGAAGCCTTGGGAAATAACGCCGTTCCCCGCTTCGGGGTTCAGCTCCATAAGAGCGATGGCGTCGAAAACCGCCATCAATGGGTCGATCTTTGCGGTGCCGCTGATCTGCTTTGTGATCAGGATCGCGTTGCCGCGCGGCTCGACCTTGGCATTGCCGACGCACCACGCCATCAGCGGTTGCCCGCCGTGAATGAGGACGCCTTCGGCCAGTTTCCGTTCCGTGGTCTTGATCGCACCACCCAGCCGCCAGCCCTGCGAAACCGCGACGATCTTGTCCGCAGGCACACCAGCCTCCTCCAGCGCGTCCAGGATCGCGCCAAGCCCTGCAGGGTCAGCGCCGACCTTGGCAAGCAGGCCGGCGTCTTCCAGCTGTGCAACCAGTTCCGCGAGTTCCCGCACGTCGTCGCCGATCTTCTCGACCAGCACCAAGTCGCCATCAGCAGCGAAGTCGCGCAGCCGCGGCGCGATCTCCTGCCGCCGCTCCAGCACAGACGGGTGCGCCCATGCTCGGGTCCAGGCCAGCCATTCCCGCGTACCCGCGTCTCGGCCAACCACGGCAAGACCGAGCAGGTCGTCCAGCCCGCCGCCGTCGATGCCGACCGTGACCACTTCGCAGCGTTCGATCAGCTCCAACAGGGACAGCCCTTGGCGGGCCTGCACCTGCCAGTAGTCGGCGCCGGCCCAGCGGTCCGACCGCAGGGACATGCCGATCTCGATGTTCAGGTGCTTGGCAAGGAACTCCTGCAGCTTGCCGTCGCGGGAGTTGGTGAGCCTGCGCAGCTGCGCCTCGATCCAGCCGGCGTTGACTGAGAACCCGATGTTCGGGTTGGTGATGTAGTAGTTCTCCGGCAGCAGGTACGCCTTCGACTCGACCATGGCCGCCGGGAATTCGTAGAGGATTCCCAGCGTCGCCGGGTCCACCACCACGCCGTCGCGCACGTCGCGCCAGTACTGCAACTTCTCCTTGAACACGCCGGCCGGCGGCTCATCCGACTGGGTCGTCAGGAAGATCACCCAGCCCTCGTCGCGCGACACCTGGCCGCCCAACGCCTCCAGGAACATCGACTGCGCTTTGGCCTTCTTGCCAAACAACCACAACTCGTCCACGAGGACGCGACCGGCCTTCTTGCCCGACACCGTGTCGGTATCTGCCGCCACCACCTTGAGCGTGTTGCGGCTCACCCGGTGGGTGATCGTGCGCAGGTGCTCTTGGACGTGAAACATGGCCTGCAGCTCTTCGTCGGCCCGGATCATGCCCGCGGCCGGGTTGAAGCTGTTGTCCGCGACCTCCTTGGTCGGGGCCAGGATCAGATGCTCCTCGTCCTCGCGCCAGCACAGAATCGTCGCGGTCAGCATGATGCCGGCCGCAATCGTGGACTTGGTGTTCTTCTTGCTGATCAGAAGGCCGTACTCGCGGATCAGCTGCCTTCCGGTCTCCGAGTCGTAGCCCCCGAAGATGGCCCGCACGAAGTCGAACACCCACTCCTCCGACGCCTCCCCGAAGGTTGGCTTGCCTGGGAGGTCGGCGATGCGCAGCTGCTTGAAGATCGCCAGCGCGTGCTCCGCCTCGTCGGCGAAGATCGGCGGCGGGATGATCCCCTTCCGCGCGATCAGGCGTTGCTCCCAGCCCGGGCACGCCGTCGTCCAGGCCGGCATCACCCCTTACCTCCCACCACCCGCAGCGGCGCCTTGGCCGGGCCAAACCGGCCACCGCCGGCGGCCTGCTCGGCCGCACTCTTCTGTTGGTCCTTCTTGCCGGTCGCCTTCTTGGCGTACTCGTAGGGCATCAACGCCTTGGCGGCGTCGACCCGGACCTTGATGTCGGTCTGCATGTCGTTCATCACCCCCTGGAGGAACTTCTGGGGGTCGGTGGTCAACAGCAGCTCGGACAGGTTCAGTTCGGGCGCTTTCGGCTTCCGGCCCGCACCGGGACGGGCGCCGCCAGAGTTCGCGCGCGGCCCTCCGCTACGTCCCTTCTTGCCAGCCATTTGCTGATTACTCCGAAATCACCAAAAAATCTCTGCGTGAGAGGACAGGTGGTTTCCGGGGCTCGATTCCGCCCAGGTTTGACCCACCCCCTCCCCTTTTGTGGAACGTCAACGCCGTGGAACGCTTCGCCCTGCCCGCGCGAGGTCCGCTCGGGTCTTGGCCTTGTGGCACTCGATGCACCGCACCCTGCAGTTCTCGTCCGTGTCCTCGCCGCCGTTGGTCAGCGCTACCTCGTGGTCGAGCTCGAACCCGTCCGGATAGCGCGTCACCGCGTTGCAGTCCCGGCACGCAGGATCGGCCGACCAGATGCGCAGGCGGCGCGCCTGTAGGCGACGGCCGGTGATGCGCCGCTCGCTCGGTGTGGGCGCCAGCGCCAGCCGACTACCCGCAGGCTTGAGCCGTGGCGGCAGCGTCTTGAGCCTGCCCATCACGTCCTCCTGCCCATGCGGAAATCGCGGAAGTGGATCGCCCTGCCCTGCGCGTCGACCATTGCCCCGTCAACACAAGGCATCGCGCACATGGACATCGACATCACCATCACCATCGTTCTCTCCGGCCAGGGCGCCCTTATTGCTGTCCTTGCCCTGTACCGGCTCGCTCGCCTACCTCGACGGCGCAACCGGCGTTGACCATCGCCCGCCTGGTGTCGATCAGCTCCCGTTGGAGCCAGCCGATCCATGCGTCTGCCCGGTCTCCTCCTGCAACAAGATGCGTCGCGCCTGCCCACCGAAGTTCGGCGGCAGCATCTTGTCCTCGGGCAAGGCCCGCAGCTCCACCGGCGCCGGCTCCGGGCGAACCACAGGCCCACTCCGGCCGCAGCTGCACAGAACCGCGGCGCAGAGCAGCAGCCAGGTCACGTTGAGCGCGTTTCGCATCGTTCAGTGCCTCGTTGTAGCGGGTATCGTTCGCCTTCCGGCTCGCGGCCAGGGCAGTGGATGCAGCGCGCGCCTTGGCGGCAACGGCGGCGGTGGCTTCCGCCAGCTGCTGGAGCGTCGCCGCGTGCTGGGCGTTCTCGGTAGCGCGGGCCTGAGCCTCGTCCTGGTACTCACCGCGCCAGTGCGAGCCGCCCCAGCGGTAGCCCAGCGCCACCAGCGCGACGGCCAGCGCCACCACGAGAACCCAGCGGATCAGGTTGGCGTAGGGACGTAGCGGATCGAGCCGGGCAAGGAGGTCGGCACTGTTCATCCGAAGAATCCTCCCCACCACAGCAGCGCGGCACCCAGCGCCACTCCGAC